AATGTTTTGTTCTTTTTTGTAGCTTCATGGTTTCCATCGTAAATGAAGGTGGGTATAGTAACCCCCCTTACAAAATCGAAGTAAAGTGTGAGTTCGTCCATAGAGGGGACTCTATCGAATAGGTCTCCGCCTATTATATGAAAATCATGTGAATTTTCGAGTTGTCTTATTTCTTGAAAAAATAATTCAAATAGGCTACACGCCCACGGCAAGGGAACATTCTTCTGGCCTAGCTTTAAGTGCCAGTCTGCCGTAAATAAAATCATGAAATGCTAAATTCCTCATTGACTTCATCTGGAGTTTCATTACTAGGAGTAGTTACTCTTTGAAGTAATTCTAATTGAGCATCTGGAGTAGGTCTTGGTAAGACATCGTCCATTGAACGAAGGTCTGCAATTTTTCCTTGCTCTTCTTCGGTTAAAGGTCTTTTCTTACATTTAAGTGCCTGTAATCTGTACTCAACATTGAAGGCCATAGGCCCAGTCTTAACTCTTTGAAAATAGATATCCCAACCTTCTTCTGGGTCAGTAGGATCACCTAAGTCATCAGCAGCAACCATTATTTGCTCCATCAATTTTTTCTTTAAGTTAAGGACTTTAACATTGCCATCAGCTGGGTCAATACATTGTGCTGCATATGCCCAACCGCATTTTAGATCAGGAAAAAAATCTCTTACATGATCCTTTTCTTTATTATTGAATGTTTCTGTATCTCTATCGAAAGCAAGACATTCCATAGGAATATTCTTGTTGTTTTCGCCTTTAATCCAGTAAACATATCTGGGTAATAGATCGCCCACTATGCGAAGAACATTGTCTCCGTCTTTGTAAGTATATTGAGCTATCTTTTCTTTTTTTGCTGCGCCTTGCGCTTGATTAAATTTAATTGCCATTGTTTTTTCCTTTTGCGTTATCCTCGAATTTAAAATGAATTACTCCATCTTCCATTCGAAGCAATCTGTTTTTGTTTATTAGTTCTTCTACGAAAGGCAAGTGTATAAGTTCTAAACTTGTCCTTCCTGTTTTTTTGTAATATAAATAATTGCGATATGAAGCTACCATTACATATAGGGAAGCATTCATATACCCATATTTTTTAGCTTCTCTAAGTAACTGTTCGGGGTTTAGTAAAAAACTATTCCCCTTAAAATCCTTTCCATAAAACTTATATGCTGGATCTTTTGTACTATAGGGAAGCCTATTATGAGTTAATATATGAATAATCGTTAAAACCGAGGCTGGATCGCCTTTAGTCGCCCGCATTATTTTATCCCAATTATATTTTATCATTATATTATACCAAAATTTAGAATCCGTGTCAAGTAATATTTTTCGGAGGTTATTACAAGGTTGATACCTCATACCCCTGCTTAATATAATAACCAAGTCGTGCGCTAGCTTGACGCTTTGCAGTCTTGCCTATTAAATGTATATCTACTACTGTGGGTTGTTGTTTCCCTTCGTATTGACGGATTATTCTTCCAATGAGCTGTGTAAGTAACGGCTCGTTATTTACTGGCGTGCCTAAAATTAAGCAACTAAGAATATCTAAAGAAATACCTTCTGAGAAAATACTTTGAGTCCCATACAGTATGTTTTTATCTTTAAATATCTGATTGATAATATCAGGTCTTTCTTCGTGAGGGATTGCTCCCGTCACACAAACTGCGTCATCGCCAGTTAGTTTGGCACAGTTTTTTAAAAAATCTACTCTATCAGATACCACTAACACTTTATGACCTCGTGCAGCATATGCACTTGCAGTCATAGCTATAGAATTTTGATACTCTGGATTATATGCCAGCTCATTCACTCTATTAGCCCAAGGGATAGCGTTTCCGTCCATGAATCGAATATCCATTTTTAAAATATCTATTTTAGGCATCATAAAGTTTTCTTTTGGTGGTTTTAAAACATTATCTCCAAAATAATCTTTAAATACTACATGCCTACCATCTTTTCTTGTTAGTGTGCCTGTAAGTCCAATTTTATATCTAGCACAACTTTTATCTATAATTCTTGAAAAAGTTGGACTACTAACATGATGCATCTCATCAAGTATTACTAGTCCAAATTCTCGTCTAATCTCTGGAATCCTTCTGTATAAAGTTTGAATATTTCCTATCACAATAGGACTATTTATATCAAATTTTCCACTACCTATGACTCCAGGCTCAATTCCAAATACTTTTCTAACTTCATTTTCCCACTGCTTTCTTAATGTTAGAGTGTGGGTTACTACTAGTGTTTTCTGACCGAGCTTAGCAGCTATTGCTAAAGCTGTAAATGTCTTTCCCCAACTTACCCAAGCGTTAATTATACTACTATCATTTACTTCATCATATACTGATTGCTGACTTGGTCGTAATTCATACTTAAATGAAGGAAATTCTACAGGTTTAGTAATTCGTTTGTCCTTAATCTCATGGTCAAATGGGATTAAATCTATTCTTCCCGAAGGAATTGTTACCAAATCTTCTCGAATAGTCCCCATATTTTTAATTATTATAGGCGGGTCTGAAAACTTAAATGATGGGATAGCATAAGTAAGCTCCTCATCAATTTTCTTTTTTGTATGAGGTAAAACGTCTAAATATATTCTATCACTTATTACTGCTTTCATACTAAATAATTAATTAATGACATAAATGCATATATAAGAAACATACAAAAGAAAGGTGTTATAAAAGCTAAATATAATATCGTTTTATTCATCTCCTTTAAACCACCATTTATGTCCTTTAAACCATTGTACTAATGAATATCTCATTCCTACAGTTACAGGTGTAACTTCATGATATAGATTAGAAGGAAAAATTATAACAGTTCCTTGTGCTCTTTCTATAGGGTGTCTATCATAATCAAATATTAAATCTCCGCCCTCATAATCTTCTGATTTAGAAAGTTGAACACTTACACTTAATACTCTATTATTCTCTTCGTCTGCGTCTTTATGTAGCCCATAAAAATCATCTTTTCTATAGATTGCAAACTGTAAATCTTCAGCCTCTTCTATTACATAATTATCATAGTGTGTTGTAACCAATTCATGTATGTAACTTTTAAGAAAATGATTATCTATAAAAGATATATTTGTAGACCTTCCTTTAGATTTTGTATTATTTTTACCAATACCTGCGTCTATTAAAGGGCGAGTTAATCCCTCTCGAATAATAGTAGTACAAGCCATTTTTGGTATAATTCCTTTAAATATTTTTATCATAGTTTCCTTACTTGGTGGAGCTGATAGGAATCGAACCTACGACCTACTGGATGCAAACCAGTTGCTCTCCCTACTGAGCTACAGCCCCTATTTATTAAAAGTGTATCTAATTTCTGTTTGGATTTTACTTTTATGTTCAAGTTGATGTTTAAATTCCCATTTTCCTTTAAATGTCCAATTATCTTTATTAAATTTATAGCCTATCTCTCCTGACTCGCCATGCCCTGATAGGATTCCTGCTTCTATAAACATAAAACCTTTGTCCATTTTAAATTGATAACCTGTTCTGAAATGATTTAAGTTTTTAATATAATTATTATATTTAAACTCTACCTCATTTTTATACTCTATATAGGGAGCAGCCGCTAATTGCGACACCATACCTATTAGTAAAATTATTATTTTCATATCTTTCTCCAAGTATCTTTTTTCTTTTCCTTCGAAATATCATATAAAACCCAAGGGATTCCTTCTCTATAAAGAACTCCTGCCCAAGACGAATCTTCGGGCAGGGGTCTCCTAAGAGTGAAAGGGAAAGGGCAATCTTTAAGCCATAACACGCTTGCTATGGTCTTTTTTTCCACTCTCAAAATCTTATGATATTTTAAATCGGCTTTATACTTTTTTTCTTTTGTAAAAAAGAAGCCTAAATTGTCAATGTAATGCTTTCCTTGATGATTTAATAAAGACGGTATATCATCAATCATATACTTTAAAGGGTATATACTTTTCATCGGGCTTTGTAATCTTCTTATCCCGATTGTCTTCCCCCTCATATTAGTATCATCTAGGACTTGGTCTTCTATCCATAAAATTCCATCTATTAATTCCACATTGTCTGTATGTACAACGAATAGAGGGAATTCTAATGCATCATAAATCATACTTATCCTCAAACTTTCCAAATGAATAGTCATCACCTACATCAAAGTCACAACCTACTGGAGAGCCTGGGATACTTAATCCTCTGTCTTTTTGTACACATTCTCTTACTAAATAACAATAAGCATCTATTGCTGTTTCTGATACTTCTGCTAATATCGAGTCATGTACTAATGCAAATATTCTTGCTTCCGAACCCCACGGCATACGTTTTAATTCATTGTGGGTATCAATCGCGCCTAATAAATTTATATCTGAAGCTATAGACTGTACTAGGAAATTTAGTCCTGACCTAACTTCATGACTGGCAACTCCTTTATTGTCTGATTTAACATTTGGTAATCTTCGCTTTCTTCCAAAGTGAGAGTAAATAAATCCATTATCCATAATATATCTTGAAGATTTATCAATCCATGCTCTTAATTTAAAGAACTGTCTAAAATAATCATCAATAACTTCCTGTGCTTCATTTACACTAAAATACTTTCCAGAGTCTTGAGTTACTTGCTGAGATATTTTATTAGCTCCAGCTCCATACATTATTCCAAATGTTACAGCTTTTGCCATCTGTCTTTCAGTTTTATAATCATCTGCAACTTTATCCACTTCACAAGGTAGATTGAATACTAACTTAGCAATACTACTATGAAAGTTTCCTCCATCTTGAAAGACTTTTTGTAAATTTTTATCCTCTGATAGCACAGCAGCTACATATACTTCTGCTGTTGTTAAATCCATAGCAACAATTTTATTCCCTTCTTTAGCCCTAATACAACCTTTTACAATAGGATTATCTCTAGGAATTTGTTGCATATTCATTTTCCCACTAGAAGATAATCTTCCAGAAGTGGTACTATGAATATTGAAGCCTGTTCTTAATCTATCATCTCCATCAAGCTGTGGTAAAATCTTATCCAAATAAGTATTCTTAATTTTTGACTTTTGTCTAATACTAAGAATATGTTTTGGGATATCATGTACTTCAGCTAATTTCTTTAATACTTCTGCATCTGTTGAATAAGCTCCTGTAGCAGTTTTCTTACTAGGTTTTAACCCTACATAATCAAATAATAATTCTCTTAGTTGAACTGTACTATTTGGATTAAATTCTTTTTGTTTTATTCTTTCGAAGTTTTCTACTTCTTCAAAATCATATAATTTATTTACTGCTTGGTCTATATCTTCTTGCATGAGAACCCCAGCTTTTGCTAGTCTATCTCTATCGAAGGGAACTCCTGCATCTTGAACATCTGTTAAAAATCTACACGCTGGAATTAATATATTTTCATATACTGACCATAGTTTTGGATTCTTTTTAACTGCTGGGTATAATTTTTCAAATATCAATAGAGTACAAACTGCGTCCATCGCAGCGTAATCTTTCATTATTTCATAAGGTACAGAATCCCAAGTAAAATCATCTTTGAGTATTCTATGTGCTTTTCTATACCCATCTATCCAATCATGTAAAGGTTTTTCATAGTCTCCATAAGGAGTATATTTCATTGCAAGTTGTTTTAATCCGTGTGTTCCAGGCTGTTCTTCAAGACAATAATGAAGAAGCATTGTATCATGAAAGTGTGGAAATTTAAAATTGAAATGATACTCAAAGAAAGCTAAATCAAACTTTGCATTATGAAATACTACTGCTTTTCTATCAAAAAGCTCTTGCATCATTCTTTCTGCTCTTTCATCTATTATGTCTGTAAGTATATATGCGCCTTTATTCTTTTCATAGGACATACTGAATCCTATCATATATCCATCTCTAGGGTATAATCCTGTGGTTTCTGAGTCAAGTCCTATAAATTGATTATCGTGTGTAAGAGCATTGTCCAGAAATATATACAGGTCTTGCACATTATCAATTCCTTTTGCATTATCTTCAGTTACTTTTACTACTTTTAATTCTCCTTTTATAAACTTAATTATATTATTCTTACTCTCGTCCCATAAAGGCTGAGCTTCGGGTTTAAAAGAAAGCATAGCAGGGTTAATAACAGGCAGAAACTTGTCATCTATAACCCTGCCGCTGTACTCTGTAACGGAAGTAGCTTTTGTGTAATTCTTTAGTGCCTCAGAACCAACCAATATGACCCAGTCATATTCATCTATGTTAACTTCTATATCAACATCTGCTTTTAAAACTTTCTTTTTACTACTGTCTGAGCATAGTGCAAATCTATCAAATTCAAAGGCGTTTTCGAACCTGTCTTTGAAGTTTGTTCTGCTTGGTTTGGTTTCTATAAGTGCAATTTTCATTATTATATTATATCAAATTTTAAGTGCCATGTCAAGAACTATATAACCGTTCTCTTAAACTGTGTACCTTTGACTCAGCAAGTGCGCCAGGATCGATGTTGGCACCTAAATTAACATTTCTAGCTATCAATCCTAGTCTATCCGCTAACCCTTTAATATTTTCAGCGGCTTTTTGTCCTGCTTCATCTCCATCAAATACTATATCTACTCCATCAATGTTTTGCATTTTTAGTATTGCTAATTTATCTTCATCTACATTGTTTGTTCCAAAACAACAAACTGCATTAGATAAACCCTTGTCGAAAAGATTTATCATATCAAAAATCCCTTCGACAAGAATTACCTTGCCTTTTATAGGTTTTACACTAGA